GCTTGCGCGCGATGAACTCGGTCACCTGCTGTTCAAGCATCTGGTCAAGTTCTGCGCTTGTGGCGACGCTTTCCGTCTCTGGACGGAGCACGGCTTCGGCTGATTCGGGAACGGTTTGCGCCGCCGGTTGTTCTACCAGGGGCACAGGTTCCGGAGTCGCTTCAGCGTCTTGCTCGGTCGGGTCGGTTGCGTCGGGTACTTTTATCAGGTCTTTCAGTTGTTCGGCCATGCTCAGTATCGTGTCGCACGATGTGATGGCTTTGTCTATCACCTTAGCCCGGTTGAACAGTTCGCGCTCCATGGCTCGCAGCCTGAACCGTGTGTCATCGGTTCCGGGAATGAGTATCCGCCCTGCATCCTGGAGCTTATTGAGCGCTTCCTTTTCTTCGGGGCCGGGGCCCGGAATGCCACCCATCCCAAACTCTGCATAGTGTGCTTCCAAGTGAGCATGGGCTTTAACTCGTTCCTGCTTGTTCATCGCAAGTTCGCCACCACGAGCCCCCAACAGCACGGCCATGGACTGAGCCACAGCACGCCACACCACGGTACGCTTGCCGTCGTCCAGGTGATGCGCCAGCTTGTAGCCGGACGCAAGGTCGGACTTGTTTTCGTCCTCGACAGCACACGCGAGTCTGAGGTGGTCGGGTTCCATTGTCTTGACGGTGAGCGAACTCCAACCGTGCGTCATCGGGGCGATAGGGCATTGACCGACGCGGTCGTAGGGGATGGCGACGAGGGACGCTTCGCCTGATTCCGTTTCATCACCGGCGTGCAATGCGAGAGCCACGCGCACGCGGGCATCTTCCAAGGAACAGCCGACGCAATCGGCGAACTTCTGTGCGACCTCTTCCTCTGTCGCTTCTGGCTTCACTTCTGCTTCCGGTTCCGGCAAGCACAGCCGGTACAGAACCCCACCTTCGACCGGGGACGATGCGAACACGGGCTTGTGCTTGAACACGTCCTGGTATGTCGTCCCTTCCACCTGGTCCATGTTGAACCGGTTCTTCAGGTCGTCTGACAGCTTCGGCAGTTCGGCAATCACTGGTTCGTTGACAGACTGAATCAGTGCCGTCTCGTGAGCACCGATAGCACACACCGACAGTTCGATGATTTCAAGTTCCTTAATCTTCCACGTCCCATTGTCCATCTCTTCGAATCGGCGGATGTAGAAGCCAATCGACACGGCACGCATCAAGCCTTTTTTGATAGCTCCGCGCCACGGGGCCACGAACACGCGGTCGAAGTCGGCAAGGTCGGGATCTTCCAGGTTGTTCGGGATGTTGGCCGTGATGGTGACACGCCGGTTGTTGACGGCAATCTTGGTCAGCATACCAATCGGGATGTAGCCCGACTCGTGGCACGCCAGCAGCACCGGGTTCGCTTGCAAGCTGTCAAGATGCACGTCCGCCGGCGAGTCCCAGTCAAACACGAAGCCGAGACGGTTCGGATCCTTTTTCTTATCGACCCCGACGGCGGTGAAGGTCACGCTTCCATCGGCTTCAACCTTCACCGAGCCGCCGAGTGCCTGGGTCTGTGCCCCTGGCGTCAGGTCGATCTCAATACGCTGCAACACGTCGGTCTTCGGTGCTTCAAGTTTTTCGGGCATCGTGTGCTCCTTTAATCGCTCTTCTTAATCAAGCCAACCGCAACACAGTTACAGTTGATGTTCTCTTCTGGGGATCCGCCGCCGCCCGGCCACTGCATCACGTCGCCGCCGACCTGGAAGAACTCGTCGTTCCTGATCGGACTCGGCACGGCTGCGTGCGTGTTCCTCGTGTTGACAAACGTGGCTATCCACTGCTTCCACTTCACATCGTACGTCTCGCGGAACGCCTGGCCACCAGCGCCGAACAGCTTCGTCGCTTCGGTCGTGGCAATACGGGCCGCGTCTGATTCCTTCATGCGCTGTAGACGTATCACTACCAAGTCCCTGAGCTCTCGGAACGTCAGGTTTTCTTTTAGCCCGTCGGTGATGATCTGCTCGTACGTCCTCCGCTGCGCATACGCCATTTCCTTGTAGTGCTCCGGACCAAACTCGGCCATCTTCTCTTGCACTGCTAGGAAGCCCTCATTCCACGGGTGCGTTGTTTCGTTGCCGTGGAACCCCTGCTCAAAGTCGCCACCGAGCGTGATGCCGAATCGGTTGATCGGTTTCGTGCGGTCGGCCATCTTCTGCGCGAGCCTGTTCGGGTCAAGCACCCTATTGATTCCGTAGGGCATGTTGAACTGTTCGACGAGGTGTGCCATCGACGCCCTCACGGGCTCGAGTAAATGCGCAGCCTCGTCCATGGCCCGTAGCAGGTCGCGTCCCAGTTCATCGAAGTACCTGACGAATGACTGGTCAAGTTTCTTGACCAACGGAACCTGCATGTCGTGCGCGCGTCGGCTGATCTTGTCGGCGGTCACCACTCCGATGGGGTCCGGCGCCGGGTCGATTTCTTCCTGCTGGGTGATTTCATATGTGGTGCCCGGTCGTCCCAGAATGACGCGGGCGCTGTCGGCTGGGATGCGAGTAATCACGGACTGTTCGCCGCCACCACCGCTCCGGCTTTCATCGCTCGGTTGTGCAAGGCTGCGATTGATCCACGGTTCGTCGCCCCACTCAACAGGTTCAAGCCCACGTTCGCCGCGTACGTCGTTGATGGTCTTGACGTTCGTCTCGATATCGACCTTCTGCTGTTCAAGCAGATGCGCTTTGTCTTCTGGAATCGGGTTGATGTGGCGCACGCGGACGGTCGGGTTCTCGGGGTCGGGGTTGTAATGCTTGCCGAGGTCTTGGTTCAAGCGAGCATCGGCCATGACCAGTATCGGCCACACGGCGAACTTGTCGAATATCTTATTCGACCCATCAATGTTAGACTTGTTGAAGTTCTTACTGAGCCCAAGGATCGAAGCTGGCACCTGTGCCATCGCGAGGATTTCGTCACGCCGCATGTTCGCCGAATCAGCAAACGCCATCTCGCGGGGATTGGTCTTGGTGTCGATGACCTCCATGTTCTTACTGATGCCGATGACCCCGCCGTTTTTACGTGTCCCGGCGTGCTTCTGCTCGAACTCTTCGACGGTCTGTGATCGTTTCTTCGGATCCTTGTCGGCGAGCCGTAGGATGATCGACGGATGCACGCCCTGGCGCATGGCGCTGTACTCTGATTCAAGCGTCTGCGTGTCGAGCACGATCGCCGACCCCGCCGCCTGTGTCGCACCGAACCCGCCAATCGGATCGCCGGGCCTGGGGATGCGGAGGTACACAACGTCGTCGATGTCGAAATCCTTCTCGACGATTCCCAAGTTCTTGCTCTTCGTCTTCTGGTGCCAGCCGATCAGCCTGCCGTCATCGTCACACTTCGCCGTGATGACGCCCGTCATGGGCAGAAGTTCGCCCTTGCCGAGGAAGTCGCGGTCGAAGTGCCAGTAGGATTGACCAACCGTGCCAAGGTCGATCAGCATTAGGAAGAACATCTCTGCGGATGTCATGAAGGCGTTCGGGTTACGTAGCAGGCGAGCAAGCGGGTTGTCTTCGTCTTCGACCCATTCGTCGCCTTGCTTTACCTCGACGACCCAGGGGACAAGCATACCGGCCTTTGCGACGGCGGTGGATGCTGCGTATGGCCAGCGGTGGTAGGCGGCGTGCGCGGCTTGGTTGTCGAGCTCCTTTGGAACCCCACCACGGTTTCCGCCAAGCAACGCCCCCCAATTGGCCAGGCTCTGAACAACAACATCGGGTATCTCTTCTGCGTCAGCCGGTGGACCTTCACGCATCGCACGTCCGACTTCCATGTCGCTGTTGCGATCAAGATACCACTTCGAGAACATCGCTATCGGGTTGCGCATACGGTTCCTCACCCAGCCTCAGCGGTTTTCAGCATGCCCACGAGTTGCACCATACCACGGGCTCGATCAGATGGAAAGATTGATTTCAAATCTTCTTTGCGGTTGATTGTCTTCTTGTACACCGCCACGATCCACGGGATGCAGCCCAGCTTCAGCACGTTTGCCGGGTTCAGCTTCACGCGCGGCTTGCTGCGACGGAACAGCGCACGGAACGCTCGCTTACCACGTCGCGTCGGTTTGATCGTCGACCCGATGAACGAACGCAAGCACATGTCGATCGCTTCCACTGTGGCCCCGGATTCAAGCAGGAGCTGCTCGAGCTTGTCAACCCGGCCACCGTCTATCATGCGTCCAGCGTTAGTTATCATTGCTTCCCCCCACCCTCACGGCCCATTTCCATAGCCCTACAAGCGCTTCATATGTGATGCCAGCGATGGCGGCAAGAACGATCAGCGCGCCACCGCGATACAGGGTGTCTGTAATCGTCTCCCACCCCATGGCGATTTTTAGCCCAGTGCCGTACGCCAACAAAGCGAACAGCGACACAAGAACCGACAAGAGAATCTTAAGTACGATCATCATCGCGACCCCCAGAACCAATGACGTTTTTTTTCGGGCTTGGGCTCGGGAGATGGTTCCACCTTCGCGGCGTGGTGGCTACAGTCGCCGTTGATGTTCTCGTCATCACACAGCAGCTCGCCGTTCACTCCGTTTCTGTGTTTGGTCTCGTGCTTGCTTCTGCAATGGTGCTGAAAGAAGGGATAACCTAACCACTTATGGTGTTCGCACTTTGTGCAAATGTTCATAACTTCTGCCCCATCCCTTCCCGAAACTCCGGAGCCTCTACGCTGGCATCGGGGGTGGCGCGTATTAGAAAATCAACCGGTGACTGCATCTTGCCACTGTACGGAGGATCAAAGTACAAGCGTGATATTGTTCCGCAGTGGGGGCACGCCATTATCAGCTCTGACAACTCATTGGAGGCAACCGTGTTCAGGTCTTCGTCCTCTGTCTTCGGCGTGTCGCTTCCGCCCGAGCCGCACTCGGACATGTCGATACCAGTGTTCTCCGTCGGTATGACGATGAACTCCCGTCGCGGCTTGCGTTCACTCTTGGCCGGTGGGGGGGGCGGGTTTGGCATGTCTGGAACCACCGACGTGTAACACGCGGCAACTCTTGCTTCCGTGTCGCTTGCCCGATAACGTAACGTTTTTATGGCTTCCTCGTTGCGGCCTACCCGCCCGATCAGCGCGATAATGTCTTCGCCAATCTCCGGCACAGGGATCTTGCCCAGGGCTTTGAAGGCGTCTTCCAGCTTTGCAATTCTGCCTATCGCCACAGAGACCGTCTCAATGGCTGCGAAGGTCATACCCGAGAGGCCGGGGAAGACTTCTTCAAACACGCGCCGCCCACATTTCGGGCAGAGTTCCACGTCGCCATTCTTCTCGTTGACCTCCCCGCAAACACAACGGATCGTCATCTTCCCATTACACACTTGTACTGTCGCCTTTTGCATCGTTTCAAGCCTCCGAGTTAAACAACAAAGTCTTCCTGGAACTGTGGCACCGTATACGTCAACGCCAGCGCGTCACCCAGGTCAGGGCTACGGCGAAGGCGTTTCTTGATATCCTCTTTCTTCTCGATCTTGATCTGCCCATTGCTTTTGTAGCCCTTGTGTGGAACCGTGCATTCCATGGCCAACGCTTCGTACCGCTTCGGGATCAGCAGCGGGTATGTCGTGCGGTCAGGGTTCAGCGCATCGCGCATACCCCAGTGACATTCGGCTCGGATGTTGGCGAACCGCTCCTGATCATCAGCACCACCACCGAAGATCACTGCGACGACGTCGTACTCCTGTTCGTGCAGGCGGTCGGTCACACCACCACCCAGGCCGGTGTCGTCGATGAACGTATCCCATGGATCTATATCCCATTCCTTCATCAGGTTCAAGGTTTTTCCCACCGTCCACATAGTGTCTTTCTTGGTGTGGTGCTCCATGTGCAGCACTTCGCGGTCGTCACGGATAACGAACACCGTGCGGTCACCGCCGAACCTCGCGACGTCTACGCCCATCTTCCGGACGCCCCGTGTTTCGTCTGCCACCTCTTCGCCATCGATGTGACGTTGCATGGATGACATGACCCACGCCAGTTGAATCAGCGTGTCTTCACCTTCAAGTGGGAACTCGCCAAGGACACGCGCCTGGTACGCCGGCGAGTCTTCGCCCCATTCTTCCTTGCGCTCTTCCACCCACTCGCGGGTAGCAAGCCCCGGGATGACCGTTCGCCCGGCCTTGACGTTCGGTGAGTCGAATGCGCTGATGTGAATCTTGTGCCAGTTGGGTTTGCTGAACGCATCAAAGAATGGACCGGACGGCCTGAGCGGGTTACCGATCAGCAGCAACCGGCTATCCTCTGTGGTAATCAAGCCCATGATGGCTTCATAGATCGCAGGTTCCAACGCAGACGCTTCGTCGACGATCACAGCAACCCCGTTCGGTGTGTGATAGCCCATGAAGTTTTCGGGCTTGTTGGTGCTGACGCTGAACGCCCCGTACTTCTCGCCCAGGTTCCATTCGGTAGACAGCGGGTCGGGTCCCATGTAGTACGGTGCGTTTTTGAGGGTTGCCCGGATATCGGGCCAGATGGACTTGATGACGTTGGTCCATGAAGCGGACGTGATGATGACGTAGTAGGGACAGTGCGCCTGTAGTAGCATGATCGTCAGCAATGCGGCCGCGACCGTCTTTCCCATTGAATTGGCGCTTCGTACTGCCACTAACTTGTGATCCCTCATAGCTTCGATGATTTCAATCTGTTTCGACCACGGGTCAACGCCAAGCGCCTCCTTGATGAACCCCACAGGATGCGCCAACACTTCACGTTGATACGCCAGTATGTCAGCCGGTGTCACCATTGGGCAACACCTCAGCGTTTTGTTCCTCTGCGGATCGGAAACGACCACCGACAGCGCCACCTATCAACGACGCCGCTGATTGCCGCTGGTCGTTGATGTCCAACTCGTTCTTGTCCTTCATGCCGAGGTGCTGCTTGCTGAGCCATATCTGCATCACATAGCTACCACCCAGCGCTGACTTGAACATCGCACGGCGCAGACTCATTTTGCCTTCGTCTTGTCCGTCTTTATAGACTAGTGCAAAACCCTCGCGCCTCTTCAGTGTGCTTACATCCACGCCAAGCACCGCAGCTATCTCCATCTGTGTACACATGATTGCGGCAAGCCGCCGGACCTCTTCAAGGTCAATGGTCTTCTCAGGTCGCCCCCCTTTGTTCTTCGGTGGGTCGGCAACTACTTCGGGCTTGGGTTCGTCGTCTGGCGGGTTGTCGGCCTTCTGGATCATGCTTCACCGATAAATATGGAGCCAGGGCCGGGTCTCGAACCCGGACTTCCTACAAACCCGTTGCAACAGGCAAGTAGGCACGCTACTTACATCACCCCGGCATACATTGCTCCGCAATTGGCCTTCGTTCGCGGTGCTCACTCACTCGTACACCATACCATATTTTTTGCACGTAGGTGTGCGATGTCAAGTGATTTCTGGATTATTTCGCAACCACCAGCCAGCATATCCCGGCCACAACCATGCATACTCCGACCATGCCAATCGCCAAAAGCACCCAGTCTAATTGATTGTCCGTCATGGTCACCCCTCCTTTCTTCACGAATTGAATAGAGCACAAATCACTAGCCCGACGATTGTCCCCACAAGCCCAAACACCATGACCCACGCTGCGATATATTGCACCGCGTCCCAAATGTTCTCGTGAACCTCCGGCACATCACACACGCACACTCTCTCGCCGCACTTGTAACAAGGCATATCAATCCCCTACTTTTCTGGTTCAAGTTCATCCCACGTCGGCAAATCACAACAACAGCTGGGTTCTCCGCAAGTTGGGCACACTCTACGAACCGGGTCCGGCATCTGTTCGTTAACCAACGTGACCAGGTGCGTGTCTGCGTTTTCCGCTCGTGCGATTTTCCGGACGTCTCTCGCCTCTTTGCCGCTCCAGTATCCGCTCTTCTTACCCTTGCAATGGATGCACGCTAGACGGACGCTCATTGATTCCGGATCGAATGGGTCCATGGGAAACCCATCCCAATATCGTGCAGACAAGACTTCCCATTTGTGCCCCCGGAAAGCCATTCCGCATTCGCGCACTTTGCGTGATTTCATCCATGCATTTGGATCTGGTGTGCGATGCATGAAGTAGACCACGACACACGCAAATACAAAGATGCCTGATACCGTCATAATGCTGTGTAAAACACTCATATCAATCTCCTTTCCT